GAAGCATCACGTCGCATCCACGATCACTGCCCCCGACTTCTCGTGGCAGTGATACGCCGGGTCCTTCGGGTCTGGCGTGAAGACACGCGACTGCGTGTTGCACGAGGCGAGGGCGAGACTGATGAGCGCGAGCAGCGCGAGGCCTAGGGCCTTCACTTGCAGGCCGCCCTTGCCGCGCACGACGTCGCCTTCTTGAGGCAGTCGAGCGGGAGGTTCGTGAGGTGCGACGCCACGACCTGACGGCAGGTCGAGACGCAGAGCGGCTCGGGCGGCTGGCATTTGAGGTAGACCGCGTTCGCGCACGCCTCCTCGCACGGGTCGAGCGCAGGCGCTGGACCCGGCGTGGGAACCGGAGCCGGCGGTACCGGCGTGGGAGCGGGAGTGGGACCCGCGTCCGCGACGACGGGAGGAGGAGAGGGCGCGGGGCCCGGTCCAGGGCTCGGGGGCACTGGGGTCGTGCACTGCGCCGCGAGGCAGCAGCCGGCGAGAAAGCACACGAGGTGGATGAGATGCGTCTTCATGGCTCACGCCTTCCTGACCGCGAACACATCGAGGTCCGTCGCTTGCTGCACAAACTCCTCGGTGACCCAGATGGTCCCGTTGAAGCCCCAGACGGAGTCGTCACTACCCCAGGAGCCGACGAGCTGGAACTCCTTCTTGCTCGACGCCGCCGTGCGGTACGCGCCGTAGAACTCCCAGTGCCCGCCGCCGTTCGGATCGTTCAGATCCGCGGCGCCGTACGCGGGGTCCCCCGCCTTCCAGTTCTCGAAGCCAGTGTCCACGAAGGAGCCGTCACCGACGGCCCAGCCGGCGTAGATCGCCGAGCAGAGGTCGTCGATGCGCTGCTTCCCCGTGTCCGTGATGCCGTACCAGCCGATGAGCTTGAACTGGGCTTCCTGCGCCAGCTCGTCGAGCGTGGGCTCGTCGTTGATCGTGCTCGGCTCGCAGTCGGAGTAGTACCCCTGCGACGTCGGCGCCTTGATCGCCCGAATGCCCCACTCGGTCGAGCCCCGCATCGCCGAGTTCGGCATCGCGCCGTCGTCGGTGAGCAGCACGCTCGGATCCGCGCGATCGATGCAGCGAGCGACGTCGTACCAGCCCTTCGGGCTCGGAACGAACGAGAGCTTCTGCCCCTTCGACCAGAGCGACGTGTAGGCCGCGCCAGACGAGCCGTGCCCGATGCACGAGGAGGTACGGTTCTGGTCCATCCGCGGCGGGTAGAACTGCTCCAGGGTCGCGGCACTCGGGTAGGCCGCTGCGACCTGACCCCGGAGAAGACGAAAGCTCGTCTTCATGTGCCCGGCGGGGTTCGGGATGTAGCCCTTTGCGTGAATCACGGCTTCACCTCACCCACGCACACGTCGACAGGTGCGTTTGGTGACTCTGCCGGGTGCGACGCACGATACGCGCGCGACGCCTTCACGTGACCGAAGAGCGACGCTATCTCCTCGGCCGTGAGGCAGATCGCTCCGATGACCGGGTTCCCCGAGTCGAGCACCGTGCACGCCTCAGTGACGATGCTCTTCGCCGTCATGCCCGCGCAGCCGATGACGAAGCCGAGCACGACGAACACCATGGCGACCGTGTTCGCCCCATCCGTCGGCTTCTTCGCTCGCGGCCCGATGTTCAGCGCTCCGCCGACCTCTGCCAGGAGGTTCACGTAGTCGACAGTGATCGTGTTCACGATATTCCCGAAGCGAGGGAACCGTGGTGCCACGACCTTCTGCACGAACTGGTTGACGGCCGTCGTGAGTGCCCCGAGCGCCAGAAGCGAGGGCCACCACGTGGTGATGAGCGCGAGGACGTTGGTGAATACAGACATGACCGGGACGGTAGCGATGTCAGCCAGACAGGTCAACGTTTCCGGGCCGGCGCGATGCGTTGAGTCATTTTGTTCTTGACACTCGGGCGGCTTCTTTCAGAAGCGCCGTGTGCAGTGAACCTCGCGACGAGGCAGCGCTTTTCAGTATTCGCTGCACGCAATGATGCGCGGTGCTCGGCCGCGCAGAAACTCGCCCCACATGGACCGGTGCTCGTCGTCGCAGCTCGTGTAGCGGAGCTTCTCGGCGCGCTCGGGCAGACACTCGTAGATGTCCGCCTCCTCAAAGTCCTCGGCGTCCGAGCCGGTGCTCTCGCCCTCGGCCATCAATATCTCGAAGGCGTGATTGCGATGCAGCGCGGAGACCCAGTACATCGCGCCGCCCACCTTCGCCTCGTACAACTTCGTCTCGACCATGCTACCGCTCCACCCCCGCGCTCTGCGACTCACCCCTTCGGAGCGCACGCGCTGCTGTCCATCGGTCACACAACCAGCTCTCTAGCCAGGTCGAGGCTCGGCTCCCGTCGGGGTCGCGATGCCACACAGTGCATGAGCCGCGCCAGCAGCTGATCTCGCCGCCGTAGTTCATCGTGATGAGCGCCTCGTCTCTGTATCCAGTCCATTGGAGATGGACCAGACTCAGGCTGCTGTCGCGCCCAGCGATCGCCTCAGTGAGCCGTCGGCTCCCGTCGCGACGGATGCGCCAGATGTCGGTCCAGTACTTCACGTGGATGTCGATGCCGAACGGCCAGAAGATGAGCGTGCGGACGTCGAAGCGACCGGATGGACCGAACACCTCGAACAGCAGACCGATCAGCAGATACGCCGCACCGAACGCGAGCGCGAGGGTCACCATCACCCGATCTCCGACAGGAAGAAGTGCCCCCGTCCGTGCTCCAGGATCCAGGCGCCGACCGACAGCACCCGAGCCCCGTCCCCGGCGTCATGGACGAGCATCAGCGCCCGCTCGACAGGCAGCTCGCTCCAGTCCCACGGCACCTCCGCGAGCTGCTCCGCGTACTCCGCTGCGGCGCCGGACCACTCGATCCACTTCGCGAGGAGCGCCTCCGCATCGGCCTGGTCCTTCGCGATGATGTGGTGGCTCTCGGCGTCGCCAGTCGCCACGAACATCCGGAGCGCTGCATCTGGGCCGCGCTCGGCCGCCGGCTCGTCACTCGGGAGAATGCCCACGTACTCGAAGCGAGGCCGGCCGTCCTTCAGGACGTCCAGGAAGCCGTCCGGCTCCCCCGGCTCCGGGTCCGCCGGTCTGGTGTTGAGGCCGCCGTAGGTGAGCGAGACGTAGAGCACCCACGGCTTCCGGCTCTCGTGGTGCGTCGCGACGCCGACCACCGTGTAGAGGCCACCCTTGTAGTGGCGCCAGAGCCCAGTCTTCAGCTCCCGGCTCACGACATCCCCCGCACATGCTCGACCGCGTCACGCATGTTTTCGAGCGCCCGCTCCAGCGCCTCCTGCGGCGAGGAGCCCATCGTCTTCGGGGAGATGAGCTGAGCCCCGATCGTGACCTGCGCCTCCCACCAGAGGCCGACCGGCCTCGCCACGGCAAGGAACGGGCGCTCCTTCTGAGCCTCGTTGGAGAATTTCGGCCAGCTGATGTCCATCCAGCGCATGTCGGCGCTGCGCCACGTGAATTGCTCGTACTCGTTGTTGCTCATTTGAAAGCCTCCTCGGTGAGGTATCGGATGACGTCCTCTCGAATGACCAGATCGTTCACGCTCGTGAGCATGTACCGGGTCGGCAGCCCCGACGCCGTGTGCACGAGCGCCACCTGCGGCACCGAGCCGGGGACGTACACGTCGAGCACGTTCGGGATCACCCAGGGGGTGAGCCGCGCCTCCGGAGCTGTCGTCCAGAGCCACGTGTGATCCACGAAGCCGAAGCGACCGTCCTGGTGAGGAAGCTTGAGGAACTTCCCGACGGCGCGAGCCAGCTCGTGGCACCGGATGGGCTCCCCTCCGATCTGGTACGGCGCCTTCGCAACGAGCACCTGCGCCTGGAGGAGCAGGTAGATCTCCTCCTCGCTGAAGACCTCCTTCTCGGCGTACGAGATCACGGAAGCACCTTCCTCAGCTCGTCCAGATCGAGTTTCAGGACGCCAGCCGCCCGGAGCTTCTTCATCGTCAGGCCAGCGCTTCGACACAGGTCCCCAGGCTTCTCGGGGCGACGGATGGTGGCGGCAAGCGCCGTCGCATATCCACGGATCCAGGCAGCGTCGATCACATCCCGAGGATGAAGATGAAGCCGTAGTTGTTTTGCAACCTGCTGGAGACGCGCTTCGTAGTCCCCCGCCTCCTGATCCTCGAAGCTATCCCACCCGATCTGATCGTCGATGATGGTCCGGAGCCTCCGAAGCCGCTCCGAGTCCTCCGGGTCCGTGTCCGCCCCGAACGGCCCAGCGCCAGGCGGCAGCGGGTGCTTCAGCTTCACCGGGCGCGTCTTCGGGCGACTAGTGCGCTTCGCGGCGCGCTTCTTCTTCACGCCGCCGCCTTCGCTCGCCTGAGCCAGTAGAGCGACGACTCGATGAGCGTCTCGGGCAGGTTCGGGTCCTCGTTCCCCAGCCACTCGGTGAGCCGCACGATGGTGTGCTCCAGCGTGTCCTGGCCGTCGCCCGTGGTCCCTCGGGGCGCCCGCTCCAGCCAGTAGAGGGCTGACTCGGCCAGCTCGATGGGGAAGATCCGCTGGCCTCGCAGGTAGCCCAGCAGCTCGGCAATCGCCCCCGCGAGCGTGTACTCGGGGCGGCTCTCTTTTTTCGCGGCCAGCATCTACTTCTCCTCCTTGATTCGGACCTTGGCGCCCGGTGCCTTCTGGTAGCCATCCGACTCCTTCGTGAGGAGCCCCATCGCGAGCAGCTTCTCGCACTCACGATGGACGTTGCCGCCGTTCGCGCTCGGCCCCGTCCGGCTCAGCTCCTTCACGATGGCGTTCGACGTCTTCGCCTCGTTCATGAAGCCGAGAGAAAGGAGCCGCGCGATGCGACCACGGAGCGAGCTGCCGTCGAGCGTGACCTCGGTCTTCGTGACCTGCACCTCCAGCTCGGTACCGGACGCGAGGAGCGTGATGAGCGACGGGGCCTCCTCGATGAGCCGGGCCTTGATCTTCTGATAGAGCGCTTCTTCTTTCATGGTCCATCCTTCCGGGGGAATCGTGTTCTTGGGGTAAACGAAGTCGAACACCCTGGACTTCGTCGCTGGGTCCATGTGGATCGCGGGGGGCGCATCGGGCAGCTCTGGCGACCGCGACTCTCTCACCTGAAACTGCGAGACGTACTTTCCTGCGAACATCATCTCACCATCGACGATGACGTTCCTGCAGGCCGTGGCCAGGCGCTTGACCTCGATATTCAGGATTCGATCGAAGTGAGCGCCGAGCCGCTCCCAGTCCACAGGGGCGGGGACCTCGACGCGCGAGGGCACCGCGGCGGCACTTTCCGCGAGTGCCTTCTCGGCCTTCACCCGGAGCGCGCGCTCCTCGGCGAGCGCCGCTTGGAGCGCCTTCGGGTCTTCGAGCCGCACCGCCTCGATGGTCTTCGCAAGGCTCGCGCGAAGCGCATCGAGCGCCGGCTTCGCGAGCCGCGTAGGCTCCGCCCGGCGCTTCCCCAGCTCCGGCGTCGCGCTCGAATCGAACGTCTCAGGCCGACGCACCGCATGCACCCCGAACTCATTGATCGCCGGGTGCGCACACGCGAAGAGCGCCGTCCCTCGGGGGAGATCGTTGAGCGTCGCCACGAGAGAAGCGGCCTTCTCCTTCGAGGTCTTCGTGCCGAGCCACTTCTTCACTCGGTCCTGGTCGAGCGTCCCCGGGGCGCGGAAGCTCACCAGCATCTCGCAGATCTCACTCACCCCCTTGTTGAGGTCGCTCCCCCGCTGCGTCATGAACACGCGACCGAGCGCGTGCTTCCGCCCGAGCTTCGCGAACGAGAGCATCGCCGCGAGGCAGCGCTTCGCCTCCTTCGTGCCGTCCGGATTCTGGGGGATGAACTCCTGCGCCTCGTCGAAGAACACGACCAGCGACTCCCGGTTGTGGTGGTAGAGAGAGCGCGCGAAGTCGGCCAGGAACTGGAAGTAGTCCGCGCCGCCATCGAAGTGCTCGAAGTCGAGGATGGTGCTCTGGGACAGGTGAGCGATCGTCTCGCCGAGGACCGCACCCGCCTTGATGTTCAGCGGGATGTCCGCGTGGTCGCCCCCGAAGACGACGACGGGGAGCCCCTCGCTCTTCCCGTCAGCGGAGCTTTTGAGACCCCAGTGGTCCCCCTTCCTGTCGATGACACAGAAGCGGATGCCGGCACGCGCCGCCTCCTCCGCGAGGACGCGACCGAAGGTGCTCTTCCCGGTGTCGGGGACACCATAGACCACCGTCGGGAGCAGCAGCGCTTCGAGAGGGAGCGAGAGCGTCGAGGAGACATGGATTGCGGAACTCTTCATTGCGGCGCCTTTGCGAGAGCTGCGGTAGCCGCCTCGTAAATGCTCGGCTCCTCTGCCCAAACGATCCCACCCGGGAACTCCAGGCGCACGTACCACTTGTCGATGTCGAGCCCGTGGAACGAGTACCTGCGCTTCGACCCGCGCGCTTTCCAGGCTTCGAGCATCGGGACCCTGTATTCCATCGACCGAGCGAGCTGCTGGCGCTCGACCAGACGGTCCGCCAGCTCGCGCGCTTCGCGAATGGTCGTAAGGAGGTCGAGGCCCACGGCTTCGACGTAGCTGCGGTTGGTCGCGGCGACGCGCCACCGAACACGGAAGCCGGCCTTCAGCTCGAAGGGGCCGCGTTCGATGTGATACCCGTTCTTCTCGGGCTGCTCGACGTTGGTGCGCCAGTAGATTTCGAGAGAATCGAATGCCTCGTGCATCTCGCCCGGGTCGTGTTTGATGCTGTACCAGTCGCAGTTTTCGCCGCGACGGAGCATCTCCAGCGCTTGCTTGCCTGGGTCGCCGACGGGCGCGGTAGACGTCCGAGGCGATTCTGTCAGCGGCGATCCGACCGTCGCAGACGGGGGCTGCGCCTGCCGAATCCTCTGGACCCACCACGCGCAGCTCCAGACGACGGAGAGGGCCCACCCAGCGAGCGCGAAGTAGATCATCGGTTTCTCACTTCGACCACAGCTGAATGGTTTGCTGGTACAGCCAGACCCTACTTAGCCAATCGGCGGCGCCGAGCATAACGGCTACCAGGAGCGCGAAGACCACAGCGATCGGTGTGCCGATGCGCACAATCGCTCGCCGACGACGCGCATCTGCCTTCAGCGAGTCCGGAAGGACGTCCGTTTCGTCCACGGCCGTAACCCAACCGTCGCCGTCTTTGAGCTTCACTGGAACCTCTCGATCGGCGTGGCGTAGCCGAGCATGAGCGGATGCCGCGGCGAGCCGTCCGCGTTCACCCCGAGGCACTCCACGTGCCCGCTGCTGCGAAACTGGACGGTTCCCTGCTGCGCGAGCCCACGGAGCTTCGGCGGGATTCGTCCCCACGCGGCGATGTGGCGCCCCAGCATGGTCGGACGCGAGAGCGCCCACTGCAGAGCCAGCTCGTTGACCGGACCGCGGACGTTTATCCCGGCGTGGTGCGCTCGAACCATCTCGCGCGGGTCCGTCGCCGAGTACGCCAGCATGTTCACGACGAGGAAGCCGCCGGCTCCGCCACGGCGCGAGAAGCCCTCGCACTTCCGAACAGTCGGGTCGTTGTCGGGAGTGCCGTCCGGCTTCGTGCCGCGCGCCGTGGACGGGTTGATCATCCCCCAGACCCAAAGCGGGCGCGGCGGCTGAGGTCCGTCCGCCCAGTAGCCGTCGAAGAAATAATCGTCCCACATGCGCCCGAGTACGTAGCGGTACACGTTGTCGGGTGACGTGACAGCCCATGCCTGTTCGGTGCCGACGGTTACGAGGCCGAGGTCTGCGAGGATGGGCTTCACGGCTTCCTCTGCTCATCCGCGGCAACCAGCGCAGCGATCTGCCGGAGGGCCTCGTCCTTCGTGATCTCCCCGGCACGACACGCCTTCTCGACCTTCGCGATGGCCCGGATTGCTTGGCGCTCCGCTTCGCTGACCTCGCGGCTCTCGGGGCTCTCGGGGCTCACAGCTGCTCCTCGGGCGGCGTCACCGTCCAGCCGGCGAGCCGCAGGTGATTCGCGAGCGCCGAGACGTCGAGAGCGGCGACCGCTCGGACGTGACTCTCGATCGTGAGGACCATCGTGCCGTCGTCCGATGGCCCCTCGATGCCGACATCGGCAAGCCCGTGGCAGCCGTAGCGCGTCGTGAAGGGGCCGCGCAGCGGGTCCTGCGTCGCTCTCCAGCCTTCGAGGCTACTCGGGCGCATCGGGCTTCTCCTCCCCCTCGGGCTCGAACCACGACGGGCATTTCTTCTTCATCAGCGCGAGCACCTCCTCGGGCTCGTACGTCTGCGTGGCGATGCGCTCGCACGCCCAGACCGTCGCGCGATCGCAGACCTTGCGGATGACGACCTTCAGCTCCTCGATGCACTCGGCGGACGCCGCCTTGCTGAACATCGTGCCGCCGTCCGGGTCGCCGTAGTCCTCCCCTAGGTACTCATCGAGCTGGTCGAGGGTGCTATTGGCAAAAGCCTGGACCGTCGAGTCCGAGATCACGCCACGGCGGAAGCCTCGGATCTCGAACGAGCCGTGCTCCAGGATGATCCTAGCCGTGTCGCAGCCCAGCGTGAGCATCCCATCCACGTACTCTTCGAGAGCCTCCTCGGCGGACTCGCACGTCAGGGTCTCGCACTCACGAGCGTCGTAGAAGTCGCAGGTCTCGAACGGCGTGAGCGGGCGCATCTCCAGGCCGTCGCACAAGGTGTCCGACTCGTCCCCATCGAACTTCACCCACGGACCGGCACCGCTCACGAGAGCGACCGTGCCGCACCGGCCCGAGTGAATGGCGATGATGCGCTCGCCCGGAGCGTACACGTGCGGGGTCTCGCTCACTTTCCGTCCTCCGCTGGCGGCTCGTACTGCAGTCGCTCTCGAATGGTGGTGAAGTGGACGCCCTCTGGGAAGTACTCCTCCACGACCTGCGCGGCTTTTTCTCGCGCCATCGCGAAGCCTTCCTGCCGCCCCAGCTCACGGTTCTCGGCGCCGCGCTGTGCGAGCAGCTCCCGCAGCGTGTCGGCCGCCATGACCACGGGGCACACGAGGCTCTCGACATGGTCGCCTTTGCCCTGCCAGAGCCAGACGTGTTCCTGATCGGTAGCGACGGCGCTCAGTTCCGCCCGAGCCTGCACCAGCTCTGCGCGCTCCTTGCGCCACTCATCGGCGATGTTCTCGTTCGCCTTCCTGAGCGCGGCGTTTTCGGCAAGCATCTCCTTCTCCGTCGGCCCCGAGTCAGCAACCTCAAGACGCCCCTGCTTCCAGTCTCTCAAGGCCCCCAAAACGGGCGCCACCAGCTGCAGCCACCCTTCGCAGCCCCGACCCCCTTCCGCGAAGTCCGGGGATCCGGCGCACCAAGAGAGCGCATCGAGCGCACGGAAGAGCAAGCGGTCGCGCTCAGCAACGCGCTGACTTATTACATCGCGCGGTGACTGGGGGAGGTACGGCCCCGGCACGGGCGCTGGCTTCGCAGCGCCATCCCTGTACCCGGGCAGGAACTGCACGCCGACCGTGGGCACGACAGCGGGGCGCCACACGAAGCCGCAGCTCTGGCAGGCGTGCGTGTGGTGCGGCTTCGTCGCAAACTCACCCGCGTCCACGTGCCGCTCGTGGCACATCGGGCAGAACAAGATCATCGGAACCGGGATCGCGCTCATGATTTTCCTCTCTCCGCCAACGTCGGGGCGAAGTCCTTTGCGGTCTCTTCCGCGTCTTCGATGAGCCGGCGGGCCTCGTCCACCTCGCCGCCGTGGGCGGCCTGAAGAGCGCGCTGCCACTTCCAGATCGCACTGCAGATGGCGGCGGGAAGCCCGCACTCGCAGAGGCACCCCCAGTACGCTCGGTGCAGCTTGATCGCCGCGCGACGTGACACCTCGACAGAGAGCCCCGCCTCGCGGAGGGCGTCGCGGAACTCCCGGATCGCCGCCAAGCTCAGCTTGCGAGGTCTGCGCGGCCTCCCGTATTCCGCTAGAATGAAACTCATCGACTGCTCTTCTGCCTTCTCGAAAAGAAGCCGGTCTCTCCCGGCTGTCACGGCCTCGGGCGGTACCGCCCTCTGCGGGTTTGGACTCCCGCTCCAGCTTTCTCGCCCACCGTGGGCACGTACTACCTCTGCTGGCTTGAGGTGCGGGCTTCCCCGGCTTTCAAGACTTCGTCCCGCAAAATCCCAGGTTCCCCGCTCGCCGTGAGGCGGGCGTGGTGCCGGGGGATGAGATCTGTATCTCTAGCTCTTATCGGCTAGCTTGGCTAGCCGATTTCTGACGAGGGCCTGCTCCGCGGGATTCAATCCGTCGAACGCTTTCTGGGCGCGTGCTCGCGAGCCTGGGCGAGCGAGGCTTCGAGCTGGGGAGCGAGATCGGGCATGTCATCGAAGTACGCGGCCCCTTGGACTCTCGACATTCCATCGGGTAGGGAGGGGAGTGGCCGGGAGCGCTCGTTCCAGGCTTCGAGCGCCATGTCGTAGAGCCGGTCCCCGGCGAGCCCTGAGCAGCGGGGGCCGCGCGCGAAGCAAGAGCTGCACGCCGCCCAGCAGTACACACGGTCGCTCAGCCCTGGGGCCGCGTCCGTGACGAGATCAGGCTCGTTCGTTTCGCCGCAGTGAGCGCACGGGAGCGGGGCGCTCATGGTGCGGCATCCCGGAGCGCGTCGAGCGCCTGCTGTAGCTCCGCGCGGCGCGCGTCCGCCAGCTCGCGCGTCGCATGAAGCCGCCCCTGCGCCTCGGGCAGGAAGTCGATGAAGACGCTGCGGCCCCTCGGGATGCGCATGGCCCATCCCCCCTCGACCGCGCGAGCCTCGACCTCGACGACCTGATAGCCGTCGGCGGTCCCCTTCACGCCGTACATCGTCGTGTACGGCGTGACCCCGATCGCCTCCTCAGCCATGCAGGACCCCCGCCACGTCCGGGATCCCCCGAGCGTACGATTCGAGACCCGGGATGGAGAGATGCACGAGGAGCCCGAGCAGCTCCTCCCCCGACGGGACCTCCCAGTCGTGGACGCAGAACGCGCGCTCCTCGTCCACGTCGTAGAGCGAGCGGAAGCTCGTGTGCCCGAGCGCGTGCCGGCTCGTCCGCGACGTGAGCAGGTACCGGTGCCCCGTCTCGACGCCGAGCGCGACGAACTGCCCGCGCTCCTCGTAGTCCTCCACCTGCTCCTCGGTGAGGAACGCGCGGAGCACCGCGTTCGCGCGCTGCTGCGCGTCGTCGAAGTCGGGAGCGGGGCAGCCCAGCACCGGCTGCGCCACCGTGACCGCGCGCTCGGGGCGCTCAACCTTCGCCGGCTTCGGGGGCGGTTCCGGGATCGGCGTAATGGCCTCGGCCCGCGAGGCGCTCTCCTCGTGCGAAGCCGGTGAGTCGATGATCTTCAGCGTCGCCTCGCTCACCTCCTCCATCCGGCCGCTCGTGAAGCGCACCGCCGAGACCTGCTTCCGGTGCGGCTTCAGCTTCTTCTGCAGGAAGTCCTGCACCCGCGAGATCGGAGCATTCAGCTGCAGGCTCTGCTCCCGGAAGCTCCCGAGATCCACCGAGCGCACCGCCTCCTCCGTCGCCCACACGCTCTGGAGAGCCCCCGGCTTCGTCGCTCGCTGGAAGAGCGCCTTCACCACCTCCTTCTCGGTCGGGGAGAGGCCCACCAAGATCAGGCGCGTCGCCTTGTCCGTCACCTTCTCCAAGGTGATGTCGCCGTACATCGAGGGCAGGAACCACTTGAACTTCTGATCCATCTGACTTCTCCGCTTCTGTTGAGCCGCCCACCTTCGTGATGAGCGCGTCGATTCGTTTCGAGATCTCCCCGAGCTGCGACGGGGTCATCCCGTCGCTGAACTTCTTCCGGATGTCGAGGAGGTCCTTCAGCTCGTCCGCCTGCGCCTCGCGCTCGCGAGCGGCAGCCGAGGCGCCCTGCGCCTCCAGCTGCGGCCGGAGAGCACCGAGGATCTCGCGCGCCAGCTGCTGCTGGTCACCGCCCCCGCCCATAGGCATGGGCATATACGCACCGACCCCGCCATCGTCAGGAGCGTCGATGTACTCCGCGTCCCCGATGGCGTTGATCTGCCCGTACGCCCCGCCGTACGCACCTCGCTTCACATCCTTCGCGCGGAGCGCCCCCTCGTTCTGGAGCTTCTGAGCGATCACGCTCAGGCGGCTCACACGCGAGAAGCGCTGCTTGTCGTCGCTCTCCAGCTCGCACTGCATCAGGTCGACCATCGCGGCAAGCGCCGCCTCGTGCTTCTCTTTGTTCACTAGCAGTCCTCCAGACTTTCTGACCGCGTCAGCGTGATCGGACACGTCGAACGCGAGCTTCTCTTCATCGTTCGCCTTGCGCAGCTCACCACCCGGCAGCTCGATGAGCGGCTCCTCGTCGAGCGGCAGCCTGCACGCGAAGAGCTGCGGCATCAGCGCATCCGCTCCTCTCCGAATAACGTCGCCTTGAACTCAGCACCGGCGCGCGACAGAGCGGCGTAGGCCCGCACCCGCAGCTCGATCGTGTGCCCCGGCGCGAGAACGGGCCACCCATCGACGCACGTGAGCGGATTCTTGTTGGCGAGCGCGGCGGCGACCGAGGTGCTGCAGTACCGGTTGCCGTCCGTATCGGAGAGCTGCACCTGGCTCCCGAGCCGCAGGGAGACGATGCCGAAGCCGCGCGACCAGATCACGAACCGCCGGGGCCGGTACGGATTCTGGATCTTGTTCACTATGACCAGGATCGGCTCGTCGCGATCGACCGTGCCGCTGAAGTCGTAGACGCTCTCCACCCAGCCCTGCGCGACGCCGTCGGGGAACACCTCCGACTCGGTCCGGGGAGGGGGAGAGGGAAGCGAAGGCGCCACGGGCACGCTCGGCGACGGAGGACTCATCTCCTCGGCGAGTGCGGCCCATCTGCTCTTCGGCTCCGTCACCGAAGCACCTGCTCTTCACCGACGATCATCGCCTGGAACCGGATGCCGCGCGAGCGGGGATTCTTGAGCCGCTCGTCCACGACGCGTTCCACGCGCGGCGTGACGCGGAGAGCAATGTTGCCCCCGGCGAACAGAACGTGGTGGGGCGACGGAAGCATAAGCTTCGAGAGACTATGGGGATCGGCTGCGAACGTAGAGTCCCAGGACTCGCACAGGAACGAGTCGCCCAGGATCTCTCCCGGGAACACCAGGGCGTTCGCCGCCGCGAGCGTCTTGATCACAAATCCCGGGCTCTGCACGAGGAGCCACATCAGCTTGAACGGGCGCTCCACGCGCCGCAGGAAGGTCTCTCCGGCGCCGGGCTGCACAAGCCCGTCGAACGAATACCTACAATGCGACCACTGGCCTCCGAGATCGGGTGGAAGCAGCCCCTGGTCAGAGGCGTACACCGGAACGTCAGGCTCCAGCGGAGCGGGGCTCAGCTCCTCGGCGAGCGCGTCCCACCGCGACTGCGGGCGCGCCGGTGGCTCTTCTCTTGGCATCTTCTTCGGCATCGCTCGTCGCTGTTCGTATTCTTCGAGATCTCCGAGCACCTCGGCGAGGAGAGCGTTGATGGCCTCATCGTCCATCTGCCTCAGCCTTCTCCTTCGCCGTCTTCTGGAACTTGTCGAGCACCTCGATGCACACGAGCGCGAGCAGCTGCGGCTCCACGTCCGAGAACGTGACCCTGTGCGGCCCCGGCCACCGGGAGTGAACGTAGCGCAGCACGCGCGCCCGCTGCTCGTCCGTGAGCGCGATGAGCGCGTCGAGGGCCGCCTGCTCAGGGTCCATCGAGGTTCACCTTCAGCAGCTCCGAGAGCTGCCCCATCGCCATCCTGAACCGCTCCTGGAAGGCCTCGTCGTGGTTCGCTACTTCGACAGCCATCTGCCGTAGCAGTAGCTCGGCCGAGAAGTCCTCGCCAGCGAGCACCGCCGCTTTCGAGTTCGTGATGAGCTGCTCCGTCTGGAACTCGTCCTGGAGCGCCATCACGAGCGCGATGGCCCACAGCATCTGCTGCTCGTGCGTGAACTGCCACCAGTCCCTAGCCCCCTGCCGGGGCCACCGGATGAGCACCTTCGTCGCCTCGGTCAGGAGCGACGGCATGGTCTCTTCGGCGAACACCTGCTGCGCCCGGTCCATCGCCTCGTCCCGGAGCAGCTCCGAGCAGCAGGAGACCCAGAGCTTCGCGCGGGCCTTCTGGAAGCCGGCCCAGGTGACCCCGTCGGAGTCGGCGCACACGATGTGCCGGATGTCCCCCTCGGTGATGAGCGGGAGGCCGCTGTGGCCCATGAGCGCGATGCCGCTCGGGCTCCAGTCAGTCGGCTTCGTGTACACGAACGACTCGCTCAGGGCCGGCGCCATCACGTCCAGGTAGCGCACCGGGTTCGAGAGGAAGCAGCAGTGGAGCAGCGTCTGCGCGTAGCCCGAGCGGAGCGTGACGCCGAGGCCCCCGAGCGCGAGGATGCCGCGCCCACAGCAGTGCGCCTGGTCGAGGTTCCCGCCAGCGCACGCGCAGGCCACCGAGAACGTCGCCTCCCAGAAGCCGGGGACGTTCGAGCGCGCATTCAGCTTCGGCTTCCGAGCGCCGACCGCGTACCAGCCGGAGTAGGAGCCGATGCGGGCCCACCGCACCCACGGGCGACCGTCCTTCGTGCGCGCGGGGCCGTCGGTCGTGACGTCGAGCGCGTCGAAGTCGGGACGCACGGAGACGCGGATGGGGGCGGTCACCGGGGAGCCTCCACGCAGGTGCACCGGGCGCTGTCGTGATTCCGGATCGCGCGCGCGACGTCATCCACCGACGACGCGAGGATCAGTAGACCCAAGAAGACGAGGACGCCGTTCACGTTGCAAGCCAGCCCGTCAGGAGCGCTATCGCGTAGGCAGCGAGAGCCACGGTGAACGTGTGCGCCAGGCTCTTCCCGTCATCAGGGCTGCTCCGCATCTTCAGAATGCCGAAGAGCGTATGAAGCCCCACCGCGTGACCGAGCCGGAGCGGTGGCCACCCGAACACCGGGACCACGTGCCAGCCCCAGAGGCGCATCACCACGAAGCCCTGGAACACACAGAGGGCGGGGAGGAGCAGGAGAGCGAGCGCGTCCCAGCCGGTAGCCTTCTTCTTTTCGACGGTACTCATGATCCGAGGATCTCCTTCATCCGGATGTCGCCGATTGCGGTCCGGAGCTTCGCGATGTCGTTCTCCATCTTGCGCTTCGCCGTCGTAGCGTCGATGTACGACTGGTGCATCGTCGTGTGGTTTTTCTTGACGCTCTCCAGCTCTCCCTGCGCGAGAGCGAGCTTCTTCTCGGCAGCCTTGAGATTCGCCTCGGCCTCCTCCTTCTCCTTCACCCGCTCCGCGCCCGACGTGCGCCAGCCGGCGTTCTCGCTTCTCAGGGCGTCGATGACCTCGTGCGGGTCCCGAGCGAGGACGTACCAGATCTTGGTCGTCTCCCGGTGGACCAGGCGGTTCATGAACCGCCCCTCGCTCCCGCTCTCGTTCTCCGTGAGCTGCACCGGCTGCACCTCCGGCACGACAGCAAGGAGCCGCCACCCGTACGAGGCGCCGTACTTCATCTCGTCTGCCGAGACCACCTTCACGTCCGTGCCCGGCGGCAGATCGAACTTCTGGATCTCCATGATGCTCACCAGCTCCCATGCAAGCGCTTGCTCGCCTTCAAGACCGCCGACGCCATCGCGCCGAGCGACTCCGCCTCACGCTCGATGACAGCGGCGAGGAAGTGACGACCCGCAACGAGATCGCGGAGCGAGTCGAGCGCCTGTTTGCGATCGAATGGCTGACCGCGCGGCGTCAGCTTCGCGAGCGTCGCCGCGACGCCGTTCGCGATCGCGATGTCGGTCGACTCCATGATGATGTCCGAGCCGGCGAGCACGAGGTAGTCCACCTGGGTGCCGAGCACCTGCCGCGACACGCGGACCTCGCTCGACTCGTAGCAGCCGTCTTCGTTGATTCGCTCGTTCATGAGTGCTCCTTCCGTCCCGAAAGAATCGAGCGCGCCACCGGGACGTGGGGACGGTGCCCCAGGGCGCGCTCTACCGGGAGTGATAGCCAAGCTAGCCGCTCGTGTCAAACGGACACAGTTTGTCCGGGCTTTCTTGACGGCTAGCCAGGCGGGGCGCAGGCTAGCCACCCACAAGGAGAGTGATGATGCAAGCGATGGTGGTTCACGATGATCTCGAAAGCTTTCGACCCTGGCGCACGTTCTGGTGGAACATCGCATGGTGGTTGCTGCGTCAGCTACGCGGGGTAGAGATCTCCACCCTACTCACCAGCAAGACGCTACACTGCAATTTCCCTGACGGCTTCGCGCCGACCGCGCAGTACCCGTACCCCGACGCCGTCACGCTCGGCTACGCGCGGCGGATGTTGACCGCCGACGTTCAGGAGGGAGCGACGTGTCCGTGCTGCACACAGTTCGCGAAAGTCTACGCGCGCACCATCACGTCCTCGATGGCGTACGCGCTCATCATGATCCACAAGCGACCGGGTGCCGCGACGGACGACCCAGCGCTCGACGCCGCCGAGGAGGCCGCAGGGATTCGGATGCCGTCGTCCGAGCCATACTTTCACGTCCCCGATTACCTCTCCTCCGTCTGCAAGCTCGGACCGACGACGCGCGGCGGTGACTGGGCGAAGCTCACCGCGTGGGGGCTCATCGAGGAGCAAGAGGGGAAGCGCGAGGACGGCTCGTCGCGCACCGGCTTCTATCGCATCACCGACAAGGGACGCGCGTTCGTGAAGGGTGCGATCCCTCTCCCGAAGCACGCGCTCTTCTACGACGGCACCGTGCTTCGGCTCGACGCCTCGGAGCTGATCTTCATCAAGGACGCACTCGGGAAGAAGTTTAGCTACGAGGAGCTGATGGCACCGGCACCGTCGGGGCTCACTGGGACGGCATGACGACCTACGGCGCAGCCGCTTGGATCCAGCGACACCGTCGGATGATCTACGGCTCCTGGACGGAGGCCGAGACCGTGGGTCTCTACGACGAGACACGCCGAGCTGTGTACGCAGCGCTCGGAGAGACGCCGCCGGCAGAGACGTACTCCTCACTGCCGGCGCTAGCGGACTACGAGGAGCCCACGCTTCAAGCGGCGTGGCTTCGTCCGATGCGTGTTCCGGACGATGGGTACGCCTACGAGTGCTCAGCGTGCAAGCAGCTGTTCGATACGGTTGGGGAGGGGTGCCTGCGCTGCGACGCCGCGCTCTGTCCCGACTGCGCTAGGCTACACGGCTGCGAGGCCACCGAGGACGCAACCCTTGCTGACATCGCGCCGGCCTTCGACTGTATCCGCCAGCGGGTGTGGCAGATCGAGCAGGTGGCTCTTGAGAAGCTCCGGAAGCTCGTTCATCGACTTCCCGATGGACACGTTTGGTTCAACGGTGACCGTGCGAGTGAAGTCGAGAGCGCGAGGGTCTCTTTTCAGAAGAGGGAAGCGGAGCAACGCGAACGGCTGGCGAAGCAGGTAGCTGAGGCGACAGCGTCACGGCAGACGCGCCTGGCGAAGCAGGCCGCAGAGGCGCCAGCGAACTTGGCGGCGCACCGCGCGCATGCGGCCGAGACGAAGCCCTTCACGATCCATCTCGGACACGAAGAGATCCTCTGGGTGACTCATGACGGCAGGATCGCTCTCTACGGCAAGTGGCTCGACGAGCAGAACCGTTCGCTCGGGAAAGCCGTCTGGCGATGGGGCACCACCTATCTTTGGGAGACAACGGTGCCCGGCAAAGCCGTGTGCTTCGCGCATCGCTCGTTAGTCGACGGCACGGTAGGCGCCGTGTTCCTGCAGCTGCATCGCGGGGGACAAATGTTCGTCGCACAACACGATGCTCCTGAACGGTGCGACCGCGTCCCGCTCTACGCCTACGAGGTGCTCCGAGCTTTGTGGGATTGGCTGTACCGTCAGCGTCAGGACATGGAGCGCGTCATCGCGTCCGCCTCGTGACCGTCCGCCGCATGAAGGGCACGCTCGCTCCCGAGCTGGTCGCTCGGGCGACGCGCATCGGACGCGAGCGGCACGCGGCGCGAGGCGAGACCGTTCGCTCGGTGCAGCTCGACGAGCAGGAGGCGCTCGCCGAGCAGGCCGTGGGCATCGCGCTCAATCGCGAGTGGAAGGGCGAGTGGAGGAGCGTCGAGAAGTGGAAGGTCTGGTCGAAGCTCGGCATCGACGTGACCGGCATCCAGGTGCGCCGCACGAGCTACACGACGGGGACGCTCTCCGTGCACGAGAGCGATCCGGACGACCACGTGTTCATCCTCGTGCTCGACCGCGACGCGCCCGAGTTCGTCGTCGCCGGCTGGATGCTCGGACGGGACGCGAAGAAGCCCGCGTACTGGACTCACGAGGAGGACTCCGTTGCGCCGCCGACGTTCGAGGTGCCGCAGACCGAGCTGAAGGCCGCGTGGGATCTCCGGCTCTCTCCCGAGCACACCGGAGACGGGGAGCGGAAGCGAGACCCGGCGCAGGACTTCGGGGGCAAGGGGAGGTTCCCGCAGCGGCGCTACGCCGACGACGGGAAGCACCCGAGCAAGTACGGCAACATCATCACCTCGAAGTTCGCGCTCCCGTGCTGCCGCTGCCAGACCATCATCCCCGCGGGCGAGCTTGTCGGCGGGAACCTCGTCACCGGCACCATCCACGGGGACCCGGGCGAGTGCCGGAAGGCGAAGCCGCGGGCCTCGCTGTAGCAGCGCTACATTTCGTGTAGCGGCTGCTACATTTTTTGTGGGGACAAGAAGCGGGACGCACAACTGCACCGGGGCGACTGTGCGCGCCGGATCCAGCCCAGGCCGGTTTTCTCCGTGCACCCGCGCAACTGCACCGGGGCGGCTGTGCGGGCGCGGTTTGTCACCACCGGTACAACACCGTTGACCTACCGGTGAGAGGCCTGATAGATCCGTCGGTCCCATGTCCGAAGCAGCGCCGAAGCTCATGCCCCAGCGGTTCGATGTGCGTCTCGACGAGGACGACAACGAGCTGATGAACCGGCTCGTCATGAAGGAGAAGCTCTCCAAGGCGGAGATCATGCGCCGCGCGCTCCGCGTGTACGCCAAGTCCGTTGGACTAGAGGAAACACCGTCAATTTCTGTCGTTTCGTAGTCCGAAGGGGGAGACGCGATGCGGTACGAAATCGACTCGTTGATGCACGAGGACGAGAAGTTTCTCGCTCTCTCTGACGCTGGGCAGGCCCTCTGGACCCTGCTCCTCACAGGCCCCCAGCGCCGCCGGATCCCTGGGCTCCAGCACGTCACGCTCACCTTGCTAGCCGAGACGAGGCGGCGCACCCGAGCGCAGGTCGAGGAGGCGCTCGACGAGCTGCTGAAGGCCGAGATGGTGCGGTACGACCCGAAGGCACGCGTGCTCCTCCTCCCGAACCAGCCCTACTTCAACGACCGGCCGAACGGGAACATGATCCGGGGCTGGTTCACCGAGTGGAAGGGCATCCCCGACTCCCCCCTCAAAGAGGAGTTCGTCCGCATCCTCCAGAACGCTCTCGACTTCACTCCCGGGAAAGGGTCAGCGGACCGGATCCAGGGGTGGTCGGAGACCTTCGCGACCCTCACCACGAAGACCAAAAAGGGAAGGGTTACCCCCTCGGATGGGGGGGGGAAGGGTTCCGCCGAAAATGGGCCTGTGGATAAAACAGGGGAAGGGTTACCCGAAAAAGTGGCAATCCTTCCAGAAGGGTTACCATCCCAGAGGGACCCCCAACCCCGGCTGCGTGTCGTGCCCAGCACACCAGCGCAAGCTATCGGTATCCCGTCTGTTTCTGCCTCTGCATCCCCCTCATCTTCTCTCTCTCCTTCTCCTACTACTACGACTGGAATGGTTCCGAAAGGATTGGGGGAACAGACTGGATCTGGATCGTTGTATGGATCTGATCTGAGATCTGAGTCTGATCCGGATCCGGAGAGAGGGGATGCAAGGGGGGAGAGGCCGGCCAAAATTCGATGCCCGTCCGACCTCTGGGACCGGTTCCCGACGGACACCAAGGCGACGCTGAGCACGTTCCCGATCCCCGAGTGGGCCCAGCGCGCGAGCTGCCTCGGTTTCGCCGCCCGGTACGCCGGCCGCGCCGATGACCTCCGGCTCTTCGATGCCTGGGTCGCGTCCGCAGTCCGCGCCATCCAGGCCGACTGGAACGACCCGAGTAAGCGCCCGAAGGAGCCAGAGCCCGAGACGCCGCCGAAGGCTCGGCGAAAGTGGAAGAGGTTCGAGTGAACCAACCGGGGTCGATCGCTCGTCGCATAGCCGAGGACGCAGCGCGCATGGCGCGCGAGCGCGAGCAGGAATTCACGACGCTCGCACGCGGCCGAACGGTGCGCGCGTTCGTGACCGAGGAGCACGGCAAAGCGATTGCAGATCTCTTGCCCAAGGATCTCTCGCTAGCGCAGTACTCGCGCAAGGTGACCGACGGTGACATCGAGACTGCTCGCAAGCGCCTCGTGCTCTGCGCGACGTGTCCGCCGCACGGCGGCGGCTGCGCGTCGGAGTTCGAGCAGCTCCGTGGTCGCGCGCCGTGCTGGAGCGACTCGGACGGGCTGCACATGGACTGGTGCCCGAAGTGGCCCGCGTACATCGTGCGCGAGAAGCTCGCTCTCGTCGGCACACCGGCGGTGCTGCTCGGCGCTCGCTTCGAGACGTACGTGCCGAAGACGCCGAAGCAGATCGACGCGCTCACGCAGTGCACCGAGTGGACAAAGAACTTCAGGCGCACCGACTCGCGGAGCAACCTGATCATCGCCGGCACCGAGACTGGCATCGGGAAGACACACCTCGCCGTCTCGGCGCTCGCGCAGCTCATCGTGAATCGTCGCGTGCGTCACGCGATGTTCACCGGCGTCGCCGAGTTCTTCGATCGGCTGCGCCGCTCGTTCTCGGACGACGTGGATCGCGATCTCGTGAGCCGCGCGTCCAAGGTGGACTTGCTCGTGCTCGATGATCTGGCAGCGCAGAGCACGACCGATTGGGTGCGCGAGCAGCTGTACCTGATCGCGAACGCGCGCTGGGGCTCCGGGCTCCCGACGATCATCACGACGAACGCGCAGGGCGAGGAAGAAGAAGCCGCGCTCGAAGCAACGCTCGGCCCTCGCTCGTCGAGCCGACTCTTCGGTGGCGCGTTCCGGGCCGACGTGAACGGCGAGGACCAGCGCAGTGATGGCTGACGTGGTTCCGATCACGCGCGCCCCGCAGGTCGCGCCGAACGATCTCGACGCCGAGGCCGCCGTGCTCTCGGCCATTCTGATCTCCCCACTGCGCTACGACGACATCGCGTCGCTACTTCGCCCCGACATGTTCTACTCGGGGCCGAACAAGCTCATCTTCGAGGTCATCGTTCAGTTTCGCGAGGCGGGCACGGCGATCGATGCCGTGACCATTGCGAGCGCGCTGAAGAGCGCGGACAAGCTCGCCGCAGTCGGCGGCACGACGTACATATTTCAGATCATCGACGCGACCCCGGCGGTCGCCAACATCAGCGAGCACGCGCTCATCGTGCGCGAGAAGTGGCGGCTCCGGCAGGCGAGCGATCGCGCGCGCACGCTGATAGCAACCATCGCGGGCGGCGTCGCGAACGAGGACGTGCAGGCCCTCCTCGAAGAGGCCGAGCGTCTCATCGGGGAGATCGCGTACCAGACCGAAGCGAAAGAGCTGGTCCCGATTCGAGACCCGCTCGACCGCGCGTTCGCGGCGCTCCAGGCGATGGTCGAGCGCGGCGCGCTGATCACGGGCACGCCGACCGGATTCAAGACGCTCGACGAGCCGACGAGCGGCTTGCACAAGGGCGACTTGTACATCGTCGCGGGACGCCCCGGCACGGGCAAGACGGCGCTCGCGATGGGCATCGCCGTGAACGTCGCGACGTCGGGTCTCGGCGCCGCCGTGTTCTCGCTGGAGATGCCGGAGGAGCAGCTCGTGACGCGCATGCTCGCGAGCGACACGCGCATCGATCTCGGTCTCTTCCGGAAGCCGCGCGAGATCGGAAAGAAGATCGACGAGATCATCGTCTCGGTCGCGAAGCTGGAGAAGCTGCCGCTCTGGATCGATGACTCGGCGGCGATCTCGGTCCCTGAGATCCGAGCGCGCGTGCGGCGGCTCAAAGCCGACATCGCGAACAAGCGCACGGCGATGCCGGTGGACGATCTCGTCCTCGTCGTCATCGACTACATCCAGCTCGCGCAGGGCTCGTCCAACTCACGCAGCCGCGAGCAAGAGGTCTCGTCGATCTCGCGCCAGCTGAAGCAGCTCGCGAAGGACGAGCAGGTTGCCGTCATTGCGCTCTCGCAGCTGAATCGCAAAGTCGAAGAGCGAAAGGGCAACGACAAGCGTCCGCAGCTCTCGGACTTGCGCGAATCGGGCAGCCTGGAGCAAGACGCGGACACGGTGCTGTTCGTGTATCGTCCCGAGATGTACTCGGACGAGGCCGAGGTAAAAGGCATCGCGGAGATCATCATCGGGAAGCAGCGAAACGGTCCGACGGGGATCTACAAGCTCGCTTTGGCCAAGGAATACGTGCGTTTCGCCGAGCTTGAACAGAGCGAGTTCGACGAGTACGATGGATTCCAGAACGGCATCCCCTGAGCGGTCTTTCCCGATGGCCAAACGCGACCCAGACGACGTCACGCTCTACGACCTGGATCCGAAGTTCCAGGACCGGCTCCTGAAGTGGCTCGTCAAAGACCACGTCGCCGTCGCGATCTTGCCGCTCCGTGAGGGCCGCTTCCAGATCACGTTCGACCCGGGTGACGTCGTCGAGACCGATTGGATCTAGGAAGCACTCAACCACGCGATGGGCTCGCGCTCTCGCACGCGGTACGTGAGCCCGGAGTTCGAGCATCGCGTGCATGCGTTCCTGAGCGAGTACGACGCGGGGCTCACGTTCATGGCGCTGCGAGCTGACCCCGAGCAGTTCGAGGTGATGATCTCGGACAAGCGCGGCGCCGTGGGCCGCACGACCGACGTGGACTTCGAGTTCGCGCTCGTCGTCGCCGAGGATGCGTTCCTCGGAGCGCAGCCGGCGCATCGGCTTGGAGCCGAGGAGCACGCGCTCTTGCAGCAAGCACTCGTGCCTCCGGCGCAGCGCGAGGACGAGCGCGAGGAGCAGCAGGAGCGCCTGCGCCGCGCGCTCATGGAGCCGCGGGCGGAGCTGGAAGCGAACCGCAGCGAGTCGTACGGCGCGTGGGTCGGCGACGTCGTGAACGCGCTCACGCCGCCGCCGTACTTCGACGACATCGCGCCCTTGTACTGGCGCCAGCTGTACCAGGCGGGCTTCTCGCCACGCGAGGCAGCGACCGAGGCCGAGGGCGCGTGGCTGCAGGAGCGCGGCTACGCGGGCAATGGGCAGCGCCCGCCGCCCCCGCCGCGAGTCGGTCACCCGCGCGTGCGGCAGCCGAGCGCGCTCGGGCATGCGAGCCGCATGGTGCGCTCATACGACGACAAGCCGTTCAATCCAGAAGCGCCGCGCGAGCATTACGCGAGGCCGCACCACTTCGCGGTGAACATGGATCCGGATGCAGCGCTCACTCGGTACTGGGAAGCTGTGGACGCCGGGGACATCGCCGAAGCGCGGGATGCGAAGTCCGACCTGATGGACTGGATCGAGCGCGGCGGCTTCGAGCCGGACTGGGAAGCGTCGGGGCACTCGCGCGCGGAGTTCTTGGCGCTCACCGGCGCGTCGATGCGCAGCCGTCACGGCTCGCCGCACGGCAGAGCGTCTTCGACGCGGCGCTAGCGATGGGGATGCGCCTCGTCCCCCGCCCCGTGCGTGACGTGCCGGGCTACCGGAAGAAGAAGTGGGTCGAGGCCCTGCTCACAAAGCAGGCTGCCATCGAGGACGTGCTCGAAGTCCCCATTGGTCGGATGCTCGGGTGCGGGCACTGGGGCTGCGTGTTCGAGAGCACGACGCCGTTCGTGGTGAAGTTCTCGATCGATCCGACCGAGGGCCCCATCTGGTCGAAGATCGTGGGCCTCGTGCGGGAAGAGCAGTACGGGGGCATGGGCTTCCCGAACATCAAGAGCATCACGCGGCTGATGCCGGACATCTCGCACAGCGGGAAGAAGCGAAAGGTCTGGGCCATCGTGCGCGATGGGCATCGAGCCCGTGTTCACGGATGTGCGCGGCTCGCTTCGCTTCAGTGAGTTCACTCGGGCCAAGTACAACCTCGCCGAGGGCGACTGGTTCGGGGACCTCGCGCGTAGCGGGCCCGACGGGAAGGATCTCGACGAGACGTTTGGAGCGCTCGGCAAGTACCGCACGGCGGCGACCGACTGGCACGTCTGGAACGCGCAGTGGCGCGGTCGCGAGTCAGCGGCGGCGAAAGCTGCGCGAGAGGACATTCGGAGCAGGTACGGCGTCTACAGCGGCGACGCCTCGGGGCTCCGCAACAAGATCGAAGAGAAGATCCAGCGCATCGCCGAGATGGGCTTTCAGGGTGGCGCGTGCGCGCCGCTCGGCGAGTCGCTCGCGATGCTCGCCTCGAACGGGGTGTATCTCCGTGACGTGCACCTGATGAACATCGGGTGGCACGTGCTGACGAGCACCAACGACTGGACGCGGCTCGTGGTGTTCGATCCCGGGCACACGCCGGCGGGGCCCGCGGCCGACATCGAGGAGACGCTCATCTCTAACGGCCGCGAGGCGCTGTGAGAAGCCCGCGTTACCTGAGCCTATGGCTCATCGACCAGTACATGTCTGCGGCCAGGAAGCTCGGCGTGTCGGCCGTGGCGCGCAGCCCGCGTGGCTTTATGACCGCGTACCGCCGTGCCGGCGGAGATCCGAATCGGCTATCGGATCACTGGGCGCGGAAGCGCGACAACTTCGTGTCGCGACACATGTCGCAAGTGAAGGCGCATGGTGAGCCGCTCTGGAAGGACGGCGTGCCAACGCGGCGGCACCTGGCGCTGATCATGTGGGCGTACTCCCCGACCCCGGCGCGGGTGGCAAAGCTCGCGTCGAGGATGTCGTGACAGAGACCCTCTTCGAGTTCATGGCGCGTGTCCGCGCCGAGCGCGAGGCGTTCGTCGCGAAGGTCACCCGCTCGATGAGGGAGACCGGCTCGTTCCTGGCGCCGATGCGCCACGGGAGCGGCTGGGTCACGCTCTTCCGCTCGACGCGCCCGAACGTGTCCTGGCAGGTGACGTTCTGGGAGGGGAACCCCGCGACGGATGAGAGCGCCGCGCCGACCGGGCACATCGACGTGCACGGCACCGTGGACGACGCGGCCCGGGAGATGATCGGGCTCGTTCGCCGCTGAATCGCACTTCCCGGTTGACGAGGCCCCCGCTGCTGGCTAGCCTGGCTATCCACATGGGAAGCAGCCGTCCGGAAGCGGACACGAGCAAGCTCGAAGCCGACGTCACGCCGTGGTGGTGGGCGCCGTACTGGGACGCGCGCATGCCTGAGATCCAGAGGGCGCTGCGCGTGCTCACGTCGATTCGTCACGTCGAGGTGACGGGGATCTCCATCTCGCGCTCGGGGCTCAAGCTCACGATGGCGGTGACGCTGCGGACGGACATGGCGAAGCTGGAGCAGGAGGCGGCGGACCTCCACTGGTTCTTGGACGAGATGGTCAAGCTGCCGGTGGCGCAGACGGAGATGGTGAACTGAATGGCGACCGACGAGGCGAATGTCACCGGGTGGTACGAGCTGATCTCCCGCCACGGAGAACGACAGTTTCTGTTCCTCGTTGTTCTTGGGAGAAGCGCGCTGCCGGGCCACGGCGGCGCCACGCTCGCCGAGCTGAGGGAGCTATACGAATCCTCCGGCGGCCGCGTCCAGCGCCTGGTCGCGCCCTTCGAGGAGCGAGCGGAGGCGACTGACGAGGCGAGGGGCTTCGAGGAGATCGGGCGCGAGGTCGAGCGCCTCTGGCAGAGGGCCCAGCAGGAGAAGCACGTGCACGCACGGCTTGGTCAGGACGTGGACACGCTGATGACGTGGGGCTCTGAGGCGCGTCGCGCTGCGCGCCGTCTCGGGGCCGAGTGGCAAAGGAGCGGGTGAGCGGCATGAAGACACAAGAAGACGTGCTCGCAGCAGTCAAAGGCGGGCGAGAATCGGATTGCATCGACGGTCGCGACTACGCGCGGCTCTCGGAGTTCTTTCCGGCAAGCGAGGTTCCAACGTTCGGCTTCGAGCTGAACGATGGCGCTGCGCCAACGTGGAGGCAGCGAGAGTGGACGCCGTCCACCGTCATGGAGCAGCTCCGCGCGGACGTGGCCTTCGGCTTCGAGAAGGCGATCGACAAGCGCGGCATCTCCGCGAACGCCATGTTCTACGTCGTTCGCATGTGGCTCTGGATCCTGGAGGACGAGCTGTACCAGGAGGAGCCGACGGACGAGGGGTACGCGCACTACGGGCTTCCGCTGCTCAAGGCCGTCGCGGTCAAGTTCGGGTTCCCGAACGCTATCGGGGACGACCTCGGCAGCGAGCCCAAGT